CCGACGCAATGGCGCGGCTCAAGCAGACAGACAAGCAGCGCAAGGCCAACGAGCCTGGATCGCCTGCCGAGGCTCGACGCAAATATTTGATCGAGATCGTCTGCGAGCGGCTGACCGGCGATGCGGTGCCGCACTATGTGAACGACTTCATGCGCTGGGGCATCGAACAGGAGCCGAACGGCAAGGCCGCATTTGAGGCCCGCACGGGCCTGCTACTGACTTCCTGCGGCTACCACACGCACCCGACCATCGCGCATTTCGGAGCGACCCCGGATGCGCTGGTCGATGCCGGTTGGGTGTTCGAGCTCAAGTGCCCGCAGACTAAGACGCATATCGAATGGATGCTGGACGGCGAGGTTCCCGAGCAACACCGGCCGCAGATTCTCGCGCAGTTGGCCTGCACCGGCCGCAAGTCTGCGTGGTTCTGTAGCTACGATCCGCGATTGCCTGAGAAGCAGTCCCTGATGATCCTGCCGTGGCATCCGCCTGCGGAGGAGATCGCCAAAGTGGAAGCCGAAGCCATTGCATTCCTGGCGGAAGCCGATGCACTGTTCCAACAGATCACCGATAGCCAACCATGACCACCGAAGTCCTCACCAATCGTCAGCGCCAGGTGCTTGCCGGCGTTGCTGCCGGCCACGGCCACAAGCAAATCGCCCGCGACCTCGAAATCAGCCGCTGCACCGTTAAGCAACACCTCGTCTTTGCCCGCGCAGCCATGCAGGCACGCACCAGCGTTGAGGCTGCGATCAAAGCTACCAAGGCTGGCCTGCTATGAAGTTCCGGTATCGCTCACGCGCTGATATGCGCGAATGGCTGCGCACTCATGTGCGGATTGACGGCGACTGCCGCATCTGGGCAGGGACGGTCAACTCCAGCGGGATGCCGCTGGTGTGCTGGATGCCGCACGGCAAGCGCCTGCGTGCTCGCACTCTGCTGCTGACCCTCACCGGGCGCCCGATGCCGGCCGGCACGGTTGTCTGGTCATCGTGCGGGCGCTCCGATTGCATGAGCCCCGCGCATCTGCTCACCGGCACCAGGCAGGAGATGATCGCGTACATGGTCGCGGAAGGCCGCTTCATGCGCGGCATTCCGCGAGCATTGGCAAGCGCCCGAAGCCGCCCAGGCTCACGGCTCGGCATCCGCCACGCACGAGATGTCGCGCAGGCCGCAGCATACGGAGCCACCCATGCGCAGATTGCCGCGCAGTACGGGGTCCACGAATCAGCCGTTGGCCATGCTCTGGGCCGCTGGCGCAAGGCAGGAGTGATCTGATGAAGTACGATGATTTTGTGGCTTCTAAGCGCCGAGCAGAGTTGGCTACCGGTCATGCGCCTGGTGAGCTGAACGAGCATCTGTTCGACTTTCAGCACGCCATCGTGTCATGGGCCGTGCGGCGCGGGCGATCTGCGATCTTTGCGGACACAGGCCTTGGCAAGACGCTGATGCAGCTTTCGTGGGCCGATGAGGTGGCCCGTCACACTGGCGGCGCGGTGCTGATCCTGGCCCCGCTGGCTGTGTCAGAGCAGACCATCGAACAGGGCCGGGCCTTCGGCATTGAGGTTTCTCGCGTGCCTCATGGCGGATCGCCTAGCGGGCCTGGCGTCTGGATCACGAACTATGAGCGCATGGAGGCCGTGGACTTCATCGAGCTGCGAGGCCTGGTGCTGGACGAGTCCAGCATCCTCAAGGCGCACGACGGCAAGACGCGCACCAAGATCATCGAATCGGCCCAGGGCGTGCCGTACCGCCTGAGCTGCACGGCCACGCCGAGCCCGAACGACTTTGAGGAGCTGGGCAACCAGTGCGAGTTCTTGGGTGTGATGACGCGCACCGAGATGCTGGCCACGTACTTCGTGAACGACACCGGCGACACCGGCACATGGCGCCTGAAGGGCTGGGGCGCGTCGAAGTTCTGGGAGTGGATGGGCACCTGGGCCGTGGTGCTGCGCAACCCGAGTGACATCGGATTCGATGGCTCGCGTTACGCGCTCGAAGATCCGCAGTACATCGAGCACGTGGTGCAGACCGAGCCGCTTGGTGATGATCTGTTCTCGCGGCCGGCGCAGACTCTGACAGAGCGCCGTAAGGCTCAACGGCAGAGCATTGATGCTCGGTGCCACGCGCTGGCCGATGTGGTGAACGCTGATGCCTCCGAGCCATGGCTGATCTGGTGCCATCTGAATGACGAGGCCGAGCTGCTGGCGTCGCTGATTCCAGGCGCAGTCAACGTGCAAGGCTCGGACACGGCTGAATACAAGGCGCAGCAGATGCTGGCGTTTTCGCATGGCCAGGTGCGCGTGCTCATCAGCAAGCCGAAGATCTGCGGCTTTGGCATGAACTGGCAGCACTGTGCGCGCATGGCGTTCGTGGGCTTGGATGACTCGTTCGAGAAGTTCTACCAGGCCGTTCGCAGATGCCATCGTTTCGGGCAGACGCGGCGCGTGCTGGTGCATCTGTTTACCGCTGAGAACGAAGGCCAGATCTTGGCCAACCTCAAGCGCAAGGAACTCCAGCACCACGAAATGAGCGCGAGCATGATCAATCACATGAAGGACATCATGAACAAGGAACTTGCCGGTCAGCAGAACATCGTGGATGAGTACCGAGAGGACACGCACCATGGCGACGGGTTTACCGTGCATCTTGGCGACTGCGTGAAGTGGACGCGACGCATGGATGACAACAGCATCGACTACTCGGTGTTCTCGCCCCCGTTCGCGGATCTGTTCGTGTACTCCAACAGCGACCACGATATGGGCAACTGCCGCGACGATGCGGAGTTCGTGGCCCAGCTGCGTTACTTGATCGCAGAGCTATTCCGCATCATCAAGCCTGGACGCAATATCAGCTTCCACTGCATGAACCTGCCAACGACGAAGATGCGGCAGGGATTTATCGGCCTGCGCGATTTTCGAGGTGATCTGATCCGCGCATTTCAAGAAGCAGGCTTCATCTATCACTCCGAAGTCTGCATCTGGAAAGACCCGGTAGTAGCCATGCAGCGCACGAAGGCTCTTGGCCTGCTGCACAAGACCATTCGTGAGAACGCCAGTATGTCTCGCATGGGCCTTCCGGACTATGTTGTGACAATGCGCAAGCCCGGAGAAGCAGAGACTCGAGTGACTCATGGCGACGATCTGCCTGTGCTGATGTGGCAGAAATACGCCAGCCCGATCTGGTCTGACATTGATCAGGGTCGAACGCTAAACAAGCTCCCGGCTCGTGACGAGAACGACGAAAAGCATATGTGCCCTTTACAGCTGGATGTCATTGAGCGATGCGTCCATCTGTGGACGAACAAAGGCGATCTGGTGTTCTCGCCGTTCACAGGCATCGGCAGCGAGGGATACTGCGCGGTCAAGATGGGAAGGCGATTTGTTGGTACGGAACTGAAGCCGCAGTATTGGTCACTTGCTTGCGAGAACATCGCCGAGGCAAGCATTGAGCAGCATGGTCTGTTTGCGGGGGTGATCTGATGACCGAAACGCTCACATGGCATCCCGCATCTCACAAGCCCGACAGCGACACCACGGTCCTGCTGTGGCTTGATACCGGTGACTGGCTGGCAGGATGGTGGGACGCCGACATCGTGGACTGGCGCGACTGCACCAGCGGCGGACTGGTCAGCGAGACGGTGACGGCATGGGCAGAGCCGCAGGGGCCGGCGTGAATGAGCTGGCTCTTTTCGCAGGCGCTGGTGGAGGAATTCTTGCCGGAAAGTTGCTCGGATGGCGAACCGTCTGCGCCGTTGAGTGGGAGCCCTACGCCGCAAGCGTTCTTGCCCAGCGACAGAATGACGGCTTTCTCCCGCATTTCCCGATTTGGGATGACGTTCAGACCTTTGACGGCCGACCTTGGCGAGGCCGTGTTGACGTCGTATCTGGCGGCTTTCCCTGCCAGGACATCAGCGTTGCCGGCAAAGGCGCAGGAATCACCGGAAAGCGCAGCGGAATGTGGCGACACATGGCGCGGATCGTTGGCGAGGCTCGACCCCGATACGTCTTCGTGGAAAACAGTCCAGCACTCATTACTCGAGGACTCGGAGTCGTCCTCAGTGACTTGGCCGCGCTCGGGTATGACTGCCAATGGACAGTGCTGGGAGCTGCCGATGTCGGCGCGCCCCATCAAAGAGACAGGTTCTGGCTTGTGGCAAACGCCAGTGGCGGACGACGCGGTGAACCGAGTCAACGGCAAGATCAACAGCAGGGGGGAGCCAAAGTTATCGGCTCAGGTTCTGCGCTGGCCGACACCGACAGTCTGCGGCAACTACAACCGCAAGGGAGCGAGTCCCAGCAGTGGGGATGGGCTGGCGACGGCGGTTCAACGCTGGCCCACTCCATCAACCATCGGAATCAATGGCGGCAGTCACAGCAGGCAGGCCGCGCTGAAACTCGGCGCGACTTCGGCAGAGCTGAATGGTGGTTCGCTGAACCCGACGTGGGTCGAGTGGCTCATGGGGTGGCCGCTAGGGTGGACCGACTTAAAGCCATTGGCAACGGGCAGGTGCCACTCTGTGCCGCAACAGCTTGGAAAATTTTGACAGGAGGCATAGCTCAATGAACTCATTTTCCCACATGGCCACATGGTGCGCCGGCCGCAGCGGCGTGGATTCGTCCAGCGACGAGCTGATCTTTGAGATACCCATCACGCACATTTACGCCCCGACTGGCAAAGTTGGCGACCTCATCCGCATCCTGCGCGACAACCCTGCGCGGCGGTTCACATCCTCTGCCCTCGCGGATCAGGTCGGCCTGCTGGCGAAGAACATCCCGCGCAGCCTTGAGATCGCGCTCAATTACGGACTGATCAGCAGGGTGGAGCGCGAGCGGGTCATCTACTGGCAGTGGGCGTGATGCGCGGCCGAGCATCGCCGCACTACGGACAGCTGCTCGCCCGCGACAACCCGGAAGCCTACAAGCTCTGGCTGACGCGCAACGATGAGCCTGAGCCGGAGCCAGCGCACGGATGGTCATGGCAACTGGCCAGCGACGATCAGCAGCCGATTGCTCGAGACTTCTGCCGGCGACTGCTCGACATGACGGCGCTCACCGACACCGAGTCGGTGGTTGTATGGCTGCTGGTGTTCGATGGCAGCACATTGCAGGAAGCCGGCGCTGAGCTTGGGTTCAGCAGGGAGCGCATCCGGCAGGCCATGAAGTCGGCGGTGCGCAAGATGCAGAAGAGCGCCAGCAAGCTCACGGGCGTACCAACTGCGCACATTGCGCACTTTTCCATGCAGTACGAGCGCCGGCCAATGTACCGATTCTGGAGAGACTGATGCCGACAAGCCGCAAGCCACGCAAGGCGCACCGGCCGCGCCTCATCAATCCGCCGATGACCGAAGGCCTGGTGCAGATGTTCCGAGAGACGCTGA